ATCGAACCGGCCTTAGACCATTACCTCCTGGCGGTCACACCGCCTTGGCAAGCAGTTCCAACTTGTCGCGCAGAACATTCAGCAGATCAGCCGGGTTCTCCACCGTGTCAGCCTTCACGCGCTGCCGCTCGACCACATCCACCAGCAGGCTGGCCTGATCGTCGGTGAGTTGCCCGCCTGTCTCAAGTGCCGTGAGGGCATCGGCGAGGGCATCAGCGTCGGTGTTCGTGCGCTGGGCGAGGATCTGCGCCTTGCGGATCGTGGCGCTGGTCGCCTCATATGCGGGGAAGCCGGTGACGACGCTTACCTCACGGAGCGCGATCTCATTGAGGAACCGGCGGGAGCCGTCATCGCTCCACTCATCCCCACCGCGGGGGACATGGAAACCGAAACTCATTGAGTCCACGTCGCCGCGACGCATCAGAATGCTTAGGTCGCGGCTGTATGTCGTTTCCGGAAGGTCAGCCTCAACCCGCAGGCCACGGTTGTCCTCGGTAAGGCGAAGGGTTCCGGCTCGTGTCGAGGCAAGCACCATCGTGTCGTCATGGTTCACGAACATCTTCACCTGATTGCGGGCAGCGAGGGTGCGCTGGAACGCCCCGGGTCGAATCTGCTCAATGAACGGGAGGGGCTCGCTGTCGCTGTTGAACACCGCGGCGTACCCGCTGAACACCGCGCCGGCGCCAGCCTCACGGACCTCAAGATCCTGAACCTGCACCTGACGAACTTCAACCTTGCTCATGTTGTTCCTTTCGCCGCTAATGCGCTCGGCTTGCCGCTCCAGCCATGCGCGTGCCGGCTGTGGATTCAAAGGGTCAATGCCCCACAGGTAGTGGGCGACCGCGCCCGCCCCTGGCCACCGGGGATGGTCGGGGTCGGTGTTCTGATCGGCCTGCAAATCTGCTGCGTGGCGGGCAGCCCACGCATTTGCGCGGACCACCTTGTCGTCGGACATTTGGCCCCGCGCCATGAGGCGGGCCTCGCGGACGGTCTGCTCCGTCAGGCCATCCCCACCGAAGCCTTCACGGCGCAGGTCAAGGCCACGTTGTGCTGCGGCCCTCACGTATTGCGGGACGGTGACGGCGCGCTCACCACCGGGCTCCATGCCTTCCGCGATACTCACCGCGACCATCTGATCGATGGCAGCCTGCTTTGTCGTGTGGCAGCCGATCACTTCGCCGTCATCCTTGACGGTCGCCCAGCCCGAGCAGCCGGATGCCTGATCGGTGATGAAGTACGGCATCAGAGCATCTCCATGATGAGCAGGTCGTCCTCGTGGCGGCGGCGGCGGCGATAATTGGTGTGCGTGGCATACCGGACAGGGGCAACGCTCAGCAGGCTTCTGCCTCGGGCGATACCCGCGCTGACGCCATTGCCCGCCACGCGCCCTGTCGCGGCCCTAGCGCCGCGAACGTGGGCAACGGTGAGTGTGTGTCCGCTGACCGAGCCAAACGCCGCTACGGCGGCCTGCGGGGCGGCCCGGTAGGGACGGTGACGGCCACCGGACGGGGCCGGCGCGGGAGCCGGGGGAGTGGGCGTGGAGCCGGTTCCATTCGCCGTACCCGAACTGGTGGTGTCGCCCGTGGTACTACCACTCAGGGCTGGAGCTCCGGTTGCAGTCCCCGTACTGGCTATCGTCGAGGTGACGATGCCGGTCATCGCCGGATATCCGAACGCAGCACCGACAGCCGATGTCAGCCCGGTTACTGTGCCGGCTCGAGCCGCAAGGCCGACGACACTTCCTGCGCTTGCTGTCTCTCCTGTGGCGCTGCCGACCCGACCGGCCTGACCAGCGACTGACCCGTCGCTCGTCGTGGCGGCTTGCACGGAGCCGTTGGCCTGCCGCGTGCCGGTCGCCTGCCCAGCGCTGCCGCTCAATCCGACAACCGTGCCGGATGCCTGTCGATATCCGACAACCGCTCCGCTTGACGTTGCGGAGCCGAACACGCTGCCCGCATACCCGACCGCGCCGGTAGCCGCCCCCGTGCTGCTGCTTACGCCGCTGACATAGCCGGTTCCAGCGCCGCCAAGGACGTTCTGATCAAGGACGCCCAGGGTGGCGCTGTCAAGCGTGAACAGCCCGGGCATGAGCTATGACACAGACTCAGACAGGTTCCCGCTGCTGATCGTGTAGGTGCCGGCGCTGGAGAACGTCTGTGATGTGTCCAACTGCCGAGACCCGTAGAACGTGCCTGATGTGGATGCCGACCAATACCCGATATAGGTGATGGTGGTGGAGGCCGGGACATCAAACACGATGTTCGCGTTTGATACGGCGCTGCCGTTGCTGGCCGCAGCCCACGAGATTGATTTACGGGTGTAGGAACCGCCCGTGACCTCGCTGCTGCCAGAGGCATTCGGCTCGGCGGTATGCAGGCTCGCGTAGGCGGCGACGCCAGTCAGCCCTCCGACGAGCGCGTTCTTGCCATTTGTGTTGAGCGCCATTACTCCTCCACGACAGCGGTGATATTGCCGTGCGCGTCACGCTCTATGCGCTTGCTTCTCGCAGGCGGCTCGGGGACGTTCACGTTGACGACAGGGGCAGGCAGTCCACGGATCTGTGCTCCGATAGCTTCGGCGAACGCCTCGGGGTCAAGATCACGCACTGGGTACGCGCCCGCCGGGTCCATTGGGTCAAAATTGCTCGCGGCCTGCAACTGGACGGTCGGCAGGCCCGTGTGGTCAATCGTCGGAAGTCCGACCACATCAAGTACCTGCTGGGGCTCAAAGCCCACCTGGATGAGCCGTATCGCGTTCATCACCCGGCGGTCGGTCTCAACCAAGTTCGCGGCCGTCAGGTTCACGTTGGCCAACGGCACCCGATGCTCGTCGCCACCATCAACGGGTGACAGATCCTCCAGGCGGCGGACATCATTGATGCTGAACGCGCCCATCTGCACGGCCGTGGAATACCCGGCCATTCGGGTGGAGAAGTCGCCACGCAGCAGGCCGTCCATGTTCATGCGGTAGAACGCATCACCGGGCAGGAGGCTGGAAAGCGCGGTCTCGATCTTTGACACATACGGGCGCAGCGTGTATTGGCTGAACTGGATCGCGTTCTGCTCAACGCTGGCATAGGACATAGAGCCCGGCATGTTCATCTGGAGCATGTGCGGTGGAATGCGGAAGATCCGACACACTTCCTCAACAGCGAACTGCCGAGACTCCAGCATTTGAGCCTGCTCAGGGTCAACACCGGTCTTGACGAACTTGGACCCGCCACCCAGCACGCCGACCCGATGCGAACGGCCCAGCCCACGATGCGACGCCTCAAACACAGACTTCAGATCAAGCGCCTGCTCCTTGCTGATCATCGCTGGGGTCTCGATGATGCCCGACGTGACCGAGCCCTGGCCAAAGAACCGTGACGCAAACTCGGTCAGGGCCTGAGCCATGCCGAGCGTGTCCTTCAACTCGTCAATCCGGCTGATGCCACGCAGCGCTCCGGGCTTCTTCAGCTCGGTGATGTGGAGCATGTCCTGTCGGTCAATGACCGTGGCGTGATTGTGGACGTACTCAATCTGCCCGTCGCGGTTGCGGCGCACCTCAATCATTGTCGGGTCGAGGACGACCAGCGCCGTCGGCAGCCCAGCATTCGGCCCCGAGGTTGCCCGATACACGCGGATGAAGGCATTGCCGTCCATCAGTAGCGATATCATTATCTGCTGAACAAACTCGTCCTTGCTAGTCCCAACGTCGGGGTTGTAGACCCACTCAGGCCGGGGGCGGTACGGCACCCGCTGGCCGTCACGGCGAATGAACGTGTCAACCGGCAGAGTGGAGATCGTGTCGGATAGCAGCCGCACCGCGGCGTACACGGCGGAGACCTTCAGCGCCTTGTCCTGATCCATCGGGACTCCGCTGGGGGTGCGGAACGCGATGTCCGCACCTGAGGCATACAGCGATTGGTAGGAGATTGCCCGCTCCTCGGAGCCGAGCCCCAGCAGCCTGCCCAGCATCAGCGGCCCTTCCTAACTGATTCAAGTGCCAGGCCGACCATGAGCAGCGCGATGCCACCGACAATGAGCCCAGCGGGCAGCGCAATCAGGGCGGCGCCGGCAGTCACGCCGATCAGCCCGAGCACTTGAAGGACGCTGCCCATGAACACTCCTAAGCGATGAAGAACGGCTCAGCCTCGGTGGGCTGGTCTTGAAATGTCATGGCGCGTTCCAAGGCCATGATGGAAGCCACGGCCGCGTCAATCTTGCGCGGGCTCGACTTGGTTTCCTTGTGAATGCGCACGCCGCGGGCGTCGGACTTCAGCACCGCGTTGGACACATGACGGGTGAGTATGGGATCGCCGCTGTGGGTTATCTGGCGCTCCAGCACCATCGTGGTGAACCGCTGCGTCGCAGGCGTCATGCGCGCAGCCGACTGCGGAAACTCCGTGACCGGCAGGCCCTCAGCCGCCAGCACCTCCAGAGATCGCGCCCACAGATGCGGGTCAGCGGTGATCTCTACCACCTGCCAGCGCAGACACGCCGTTCGGACCGCCTCCTCAACATCGAGGATCGGAACGGTCCAGTCAGTCACCCCCGGTGGTCGCTCCCATACGCCAGCGAGCTGCACATGCGGGAACTCCGACACCGACACCGCGGCAAGAGCTGTGGCATCCCGCGAATAGGAGCCGTCAAGCGCGAGCACGACCCGCTCACCGTCAGGGATCTCCCGCGCCGCCTGGCACTCATCCCACGCGGCCTGCGGAAGCCATTGCCCCTGAAGCGACACCGGGCGGTTGAACCAATACCGCTCCCACTCCGCAGGAGAAGTCTGCGGGT